GCAGCTTAGGGAAATGGTAAAAGTTAAAGATGCGAATAGCGGTTGCATTGTTTTGAATACCCCTTATGGTCGCGCTGTGAGTGTGTGGGCGAATACTGATAAGGGTGTTAATGGAAGAATTGCTATTAAGGGTGATACCTGCGATACCATGTTGGAAGGATTAACTAAGGATAAGTAATGGCACGTTTACCTACCAATTTTTCCGATCAAAATACATGGGGAACTGTTCTTAATCAGTTTCTTCAGGTAGCTCATAATTCTGATGGGACACTTAAAATTAGTGGCGGTTTTAGTGGTTTAACTGCTGGTGATCTCCTTTATGCGACAGGTGCATCTGTTGTAGCTGGTCTTGGTATTGGTTCTGCAAATGCTGTTTTACGCTCTAACGGTTCACTTCCCTCTTGGGGAAGTATTGTTTTAACTACAGATGTTACAGGGATTCTTCCGGCTGCCAATGGTGGAACTGGATTTGCGTCTTATACTGTGGGTGATTTGTTATATGCAAGTGCAACAGCAACAATTTCAAAGCTGGTTGGTGTTGCGACTGGAAATGCTCTTATTTCTGGTGGTGTTTCTACTGCCCCATCATGGGGGAAAATTGCTTTAACAACCCATGTTAGTGGAATTTTACCTGTTGCTAATGGTGGAACGGGATTAGACGCTTTAACCGTAAATAGAATACCTTATGGAAATGGAACGTCGGCATTTCAATCGAGTGATAGTCTTAAATTTGATGAGGTAACGCTTACTCTCGCTTCCGGAATTACATTATCTTGGGGTGATGTTACATTAATCCGCGACGCGGCCAACATCCTCGCGCAGAAGCGGGGCACGACACCTCAAACCTTTCGCGTGTACGGAAGCGGGACGGACTATCTTTCGTTACTCCATAACGGTACAAACGCGACCGTCAGCACCACGCTCGGGCAACTGCTTCTTTATTCTCAAGCAGGGAACAACATCGGTTTTGGTGACGTCACGAACGGGGTCGGGTGGGCGTTGTCTCCGCAAGGCGCCTTCACGCCTGCGGATGATAACAACGCCAACAAAACGCTTGGAGGCACCTCGAATAGGGTGTCGTCGCTGTATCTTGGGACCGCTGCACACCTGTCGAGCGCCGCCAACGGTGCAGCGATGGGCTGGAAACGGGTAACTACAACAGTAGATGCAGTTAATTTAGCTTCGGCAATTACAGCTTCTAGTTTAATCCCTGCTGGTTCTGTGGTGTGGCACGTCGTTTCTAGAGTTACAACGGCTTTTAATGGCACATTATCTTCAATTTCAATCGGAGATCAAACCTCAACAGCTTTATTTGCGAATCTCACGGCATTAACATCTGGAACAACTACTGACTTGAAAAATCATTTTGACAAATTTAAGCCAACACTTTATGTTGGTGCGACAGATATTATTGTAACTGCCAATGGCGGTGGTGGTTTTGGAACTACTGGAACTATTCGTCTTACAACATTTTATTATGACTCAACTGCACCTACTAGTTAACGAGGATATAAATAGTGCCTAAAGTATTTACTAGAACCTATTTTGATTTGACTTTAGCTGATATAAACTCAATTACATTTACTAGAAGTGGGACTAGTTGGGTTATAGTTGTTAATGGAGGTGTTCGCGCTAATGATGGACAGGGTTATACAGCTATTTTAACTAAAGATATAACTACCGGCCAAAAGGCTCAAATTGAGAATTTTATTTCAACTCACGCTTTACCGCTTTTAAATACTCAGGAGAAATTACAGTAGTTTAAAATGGAGGGATGAAATGGGCCAGGCAATAACTAAACTTTTTGCTTCTGGCAAGGCTGTTAACTTCGATTTTGATGTTATTGAATTGCATATTTCTCCTGGTGATAAACTTGTTTTATCACGAGATGCTGACGGCATTTGTCCTGAAAAGGTTAATACAAGAGCTACTACTGCATTAATTATGTCTATCATTCAAGCGTCATTTCCTTCTGGAATGAATAGGAGGGATGGTAGAATTTGGCAAGCTTGGCTTGAAATTCTTGGGGAAGATATATTCAAGTGTGATATTCCTTTTAGTCAAGTTGAATGGCTAGCGCGTTACGTTGATGATGAAGAGGTAAAAATTCCTTTTGGAATGGCTCAATGGCGTGAGGCGCTTTCAAGGTATCTTAATAAACTTATGAAGGAATCAATGAAGGAAGATGGCTAATACCAACGAAACTAATTATTATGGTGTTGGCGTTTATGGCGGAGCCACTTACGGCGGTGAGGAACAGTTTGATCTTGAACAAACTGCACGCTCAAAACGCTATCGTGAGCAATGGGAAGAATGCTCCCGCTGTGGATTCACTTATCCTTTATCGCAACTCCGACGTCAGCAGGGTGATGGTGGTAGTGTCGTTGTATGTGTCTCTCATTGCCTTGATGAACCATCAAGAGAGGATTTACGGCCAAATGAGTATCCTACGGAAGCGCCTTTGTCGTTTGTTGACGATGGCGGACCAAGTACCTAATGGCTAGGCAAACATGGGCTGAAATTAAAGCTGAAGCTACTATAGAGTTACGCACTCGTACTGACATTTCTTCCAGAGTTGAAGGATGGCTCCGACAGGCTTTTCTTGAGGTTGCGTATGGCTTTCGATTCTATGAACTTGAAAGCACGAAAACATTTACGCTTTCAGTCAATGCAAGTGAAATCTCGTTCACAACAATGGGGCTTACCAACCTCAAACACGTCTTATCCCTTAAAGACACGACGAATAACCGAAAAGTTATTCCTTCTAGCTTCCGTTTTATTGATAAGCGCAATACTGGCACTGGTTCTCCTACACATTATTGCAGATTTGGAAATAGTTTATTGTTTGATTCAGCACCTTCTTCCTCCGGAGTGGAGTATAGATTGCGGTATAGGAAACAGGTTACTGAACCGAATTTTTCCTCTACTTCTGCCTATCCTGACACTCCGGATGAGTGGGATGAAGTGATTAGGATGAAAGCGTTAGTAAGGGGTTCTCACTCGTTGTATGAATATGAAGTTTCTGACTTATGGGAAGCGAAAGTAAATAGATTAATCGCAGCAATTCCGATTGACGAAACCGTAGAATCGGAGGATCAAGACTTTGGAATTACACCGAGGATATAGATGGCACTCCCAAATTCGATAAACCCAAGCACTCCGACGGGTTCTTCAGCAAGAAGTCTTGGCGACGATCAACTTCGCGCGTTAAAGCAAGCGATTATCGACATATTTGGTTTACCACCTGTTGATTCCATTACCAGCGCTTGTATTTCAGTTAATACATCAGGTACAATTACAGCTATGAGTCTCTCTGTTGCATTAGCTTCAACGATTGCACTTGAAGCAGGAGTTTGGACTGAAGTTACAGGATCACGAGCGATTGCTAGTGTTTATCAAAATACAAGTGGTAGAAAAAGACGTGCATCTGGGGCAATTCTTGGAGCGGCAGCCGATGAAGCTGGGGTTCTATTTTGGGCAAGCTCCGTTAACCCACCAGGGTTTGAACTTTCAGGGACGGCTATTAATACAGTTTCTGGCGCCGGTATATCTCATCAAATAGCATTTTATGGGGAGGTTCCAAATAATTGGTATTACAAGATTACTAGGGTGATTGGAACAGAGACTCTTTATAAATGGTTTGAATTAGATGAATAAGGCTGAAAATGGCTGATAGACTTCTTGGTGGCTTGTTTCTTAATCAATTCAAGCCACGCTTAAGTGCGAAATCGCGTGAATTTTTAAAAGATCGTAGGGTTAGGATAAGACCGGCTGACAAGGGTTTAAAGGTTGACGTGACAGGTGAGCTTATTCCACCTGAATATTCACCAGCTATGCGTGATATTCTTTTTTATAAAAATGAAATCCGTAAAGCTTATGGCGGAACACAGCTTGGAGCGACTTTTGATGAGGAACTTGTTTGGGTTGGAATTTGGAAAAAAAGCGATGGGCTTATAATTCCGATTGCTATAACTAGTAAGAACCTTCTTTATTATAGAAATAACATTTGGAATATTGTCCCACCGGAAGATGGTCTTGATGGAACAGCTAAAGATTTGGTTAGTGTTTCAATTATGGACGATACTTTCTTCTTTACTTGTAGACAATATTCGTTAAGAGCTTGGACGGGAGATACTTCTGCTTTACATTATGAAGTCACAGCTGGCGTCGCCGCGAAAGGTTTGGATACGATTAATAATCGCTTGGTTCTTGCCCATACGATTGAAAAAGGCGAAGATTTAGCTCAAACTATTCGTTGGACACAAAATGGACTTGTTAACTTCACTGGAACAGGGTCTGGAAATAGGGATTTAGCCGATCGTGATGACGCTATCCAGAATATAAAAAAACTTGGCCCTTTCCGTGGACTTATTTATAAATCAGAAAGCATTGTTGATATTCGCGCTACAGGAGATGTATTTAATCCATTCGACACAACGGAGCTTGTTGGTCAACTTGGGCTTCTTTTATCTCACTCACTCGCAGAATGGCGCGGTGGTCACTTCTTTACTGGGAATGATGAAAATATTTATTATTTTGACGGCTCTAAATTTGATCCTATTGGTAACGATGTCAAAGAAGAAATTTTCGCAAATCTTAATCCCAATGGGCATGACCGCGCTATTGGCACATTTGATCTTATTACTCGCGAATATATTTTAGCAATTCCTACAGGAACCTCTTCGGCTTCAACTGCGCCATCACTTTATTACGCCTATGATGTAGTTAGAAGGCGTTGGCGTTCAGGGCAGTACCCTAACATAACTTGCTTCGGACAATACAAAACTGTTCAAGGAATATCTTGGGATGAAGATGTTGGAAGTTGGAATGAAGCAATAGATACATGGAATGATGAGACAGGAATATTTTCTCGTTTACAAACTATTGTTGGGACATCAACAAAGAAAACCTTTTTACTCGATTCAAGCTCAACAATTTTCGACGGAAATCAACTTCAATTTAGTTGGGAAAGTTTTGATGCGGTTGGAGAAAATGATGGAGATGAGATAACACTTCTTGAGGTTATAGTAGGATATATCGTTGAAGGAACGGCAACATTGTCTCTTAGCACCAGTATAGATAGAGGTAATTCATTCAGTACCGCTTTACCTATCTCTTTGGGTGGAACCACATTAACTACTGGTGATATTCAATACGCTCACGGCTTTCCCTTAGTAACAGGAGATAACATTCGTATTCGCTTACAAAATTCAACTTCAGGTGAGAAATTTAGGATTATTAGCGTAACTTTACGATTCAGTGGCACTCATTCTTCTCGTGTTGAGAATGTTAAGTGAAGATTACTTTACCCCTTGAGATACCAGATTCCTTGGAAGATTTGAGAAACTATATTAAGATACTATCTGATGAAATCCGTAGATTATGTAGTAATGGGATAGGATTACAAGAAAATTGCAAAGTTTCTTCCGTAACGGTTTCTAGCACTGTAGCTAATGGCGATATTGTTGTTAGTCACGGCTTAGGGAAAAAGCCTTTTACCTACATAGCGAATACCAACAATGGGGGTATAGTTTATGACTCTCGCAGAGACGAATGGAATGCAGACAGAATCTTTATTAGATCAACTCTCGGAGGAGCCACTATCAACATCACACTTTTTGGATGAGAAGCCGCTTTTCTTTGCTGATGGAAAGCCGGCTTATCCATTCAAGATGACGATGGAGAATGTTCAAAAAGCTGGAAACTTCCTCAAGACATTTTCTTTGGCAACGACTTGGCAAATGGATGACCAAGAAATCTTGGAATTTTTATTTGCTCCAGATACAATTATCATAGAAATTGATAATTCGTTAATTATGTTTGAAAACTTAGTTCCTAATTTTAAGGCTCATGTGGGCTTCGTATTTTGGGATAGAAAAATCGCCGGCCGAGATCAACTTGTTCACGATACTTTTCAGTATGGTATGATAACTTTTGGGCTAAAACGCCTTTATGCGCGGGTTCCTGCTAGGAATAAGGTAATGTGGCGGATGCTTGAGCGGCTTGGTTTCCAACGTGAGGGGACATTACGGAATGATTTTATCTTGCCGAAGGGTGATACCTGTGATATGCTTGTTTATGGAATCCTCCGGAGCGAGTTACTAAAGGAGACGGCGAATGTCCCTTGAACGAAAAATAAAATTCAAGCAACCACCGATGCCACAGACGCAGACCATTGCGCCGCTGACACCGGATATTGCGCCTAACGTCAATCGTATTGCTAAAGAATATGGGACATTTTTATCGTCCAAGCTAGGTCAACCTTCATTAAGTTTTGCCGATTACCTTAAAGGAGTTGATTTATCTAGTTTATCAACTAGTTTAGGGGCTTCTCCAGAATTAACTGAAGCTACCAGTATGTTCCGTAAGCCAGTTGATGTTACGGGACCTACAGACACTTCTTCAATTTACAGAACCGCCCTTGAACAAGGGAATAGGAATTTTCAACAATACGCGCTGCCACAAATTCTGGAATCTTTTGGCCGCCGTGGGGCTCGTTATGGTTCTGACGTGGCTGGTGCTGGCGCTCGTTCTTACGGCGATTTGATGGCGAATATTCTTGCGAAAAGTGCGGAAGCGGAGGTTGGCGCAAAAGAGGCTTATGCAGGAAGAAGGATGACGGGTGAACAGATTAGAACGCAGCGGGCTGCCGGATTAGGAAATATTGGACAGATTATTCAAGCGATCCTTGAAGCGAATATGGGTAGAGC